CTCGAGCTGATTAGGATTCTCATCAGCCATACCTTTATCAACAGCTTGTTTGATCTTTTCCCAAGAGATGCATTTCTTAGGATACGGACCACCGATGACATCATACGGACTTGCATCATCTTGCATAGCAAGCAGAGCAATGACGTCTTGTGGATTGAATCCAATATCACTATCGATGAACATCAGGTGAGTTGCGCCAGAACGCATAAACTCATCCACGCAGTAGTTACGTGCACGAGTAATCAGTGACTCGTTGAAAAGGAAGAACATCTGCAGAGGAATGTTGTACTTCGTGCAGACAGCAGAAAGATCAGCTACCGATCTCGCAAACATACCAGCACACTGCCCGCCATACATCGGCACAGCAAGGAACAACTTTCGTTTCTGCAGTTCTTCAACAGAAACTTGCAATTTAAAACCTTCACTCATATATTCTCCTTAGATATACTTCTTATCATGTTCGCTCTTAAGACCATAAGAGCCGTTATATTCAGACAGTGCTTCAGACTTGAATAGCAGGAACTGTCCAATTCGTGTTCCCTGTTTGATTCTAGCAACACCAGTCGTTACATGCAGTACACCAGCCATAACACCGTGATAACCAGAGTCATACAGACCAGAAGTCAGGAAAAGACCATTACGGTTAAACGTGCTACGCGTAATAACCCAACCAGCTTCATCTGGACCAACATGGATGATGTTTTCCATCACAACTTCGTACGATCCTGGTACCAGGTTGTAGTAGCCTTCGCTGTCTGGAGTTACTTCAAATGTTCCACGATGAACTTTATGATCATTGCTGATTTCAAAAGTAGTGTTGTTGATCTGGAATACTTTACCAAGTCGCAGATCAATAGCGTTAGGCTGGCTATCGCCGTCTTGAACACCAGTCAGAGTAGTGTTCGAATCTTCACCAAGCAGATGGATCATTTTTCTTATCAGTCCTTTCGTATGCGTCATTAATATTAAGATTTAATTCAAAATCATCTAAATCAAATCCATCAGAATCAAGTTGGAGAATAATCTCTTCAACAGGGTCAACTTGTTCCATATCAGTATACATCAAAAGCATGATGTAGTGCATGGCTTTCAGCAAGTCTTTCTTGTTCTTGCCTTCCTTCTTTCCGTACCTGCTAAGATACTTAATAGCTGTGTCCCTGCAGGTCGTGTCCAGGCTACCAAGTGACTCCCAAATATCAATCACTTGAATGTCTTTTGCGACATAGTGTTGGCTGTAGGTAGAGTCAACATATTCTTTCAGCTGGCTGAGAATCTCATCTTCTCTGTACTTGTACTTACTCATCAATCATCCCCATTCAGATAGGTTGCAACAAAATTGTCAATTATACTCTTATTAATAGAAGCAGCCAACTTGGTTGATGGGTTATAGTAATCGAAATCCACTTCAACCTCATACTTACCAGCAATGAGTCCTGTTGGAGAAGAGTCAAACGACAGGCCAGTATGAAGACCTAGCCAGATAGCAGCACTGCTATCCCACGTATCGATGTACTGCTTGAATGGCTCCATCAGCATAATCTCACCTGGACCATCAGTCATGCCGAGGAAGTGAATTTTCTTACCATTCTTTCTTGCCTTATCGAGAATACCACTATCACGAAGGTCCATCATGAACATATAACGAGACACAAATCGTTGCAGCTTGTTATTCTTTTCAACCCTGTATGCATTCGGTACAGCAAGAATTGACACACCAATATAATCCACAAGATCAGACTCGGCTGCCCAATCAAAACATTCCATCAAGTCTGCCTTATCCCCAATACGAGATTGTGGGCAGAAAAAGGTTCCATACCCATTCTCTCTGAGAACAGGAGCCATTTTCTTAGCAGCATCAATAGTGAGTTTGCTGTAGTTGTTTGGATGATCCGACATCACAACATAGCTAGCATCAACACGCTGAGCCATTTTGATCAGCTTGTCCGTATCGTACATTGGCTTGCCCTGCTTATACATTTCGAAGGCAGAGTTGTCAAGGATGATTGTGCTGCCGTTTTGCTTTTCCTTGAGATAAAACGACGTATAAGAATCACTTGTTTCTACCAGGTGTGCCAGCGTCAAATGAACAGGAGCACCTTTAACAAGGTCAAGGTGTGGAATGGGGGCGATGTGCGCAAAGTTAGCCATTATATTCTTTCCAAGGTTATTTCCAATCAGCAGTACCAGACAACGACATGTTCTTTACATACTCAAGAGTACATCCATTTTCATTATCCTCACTGACGTCAATAGTGCAGTCTCTGTTTGGATAATACTGCTTAACGTAATCAAGCAATTCTTTTGCAATCATTTCACATGACATGAAATTGAGCTGCAGTGTACCTTTATTATACAGTTCTTCCAGTTCTCGCTTCAGAAGAATGAATTCAACTTCTCGGTCATCATGAAACACTTCTAGTTTGACCTTGAAGTGAAATATATGCCGATGTTCGTTTGCCAAAAACGAAACAGCAGCCAGACGAGAATCTGTAGCTGCTGCCGGATACTTGTGAATTCCTTCTTTCTGCCATGTTACCCATACTGATGTTTTAACCATCGTTTCCCCATCGTTTTCTCAGTCCATATATGTGCTTTCTAGCTTCAGCTAACTGCTCTGAATCAAGCACTACGCATTCTGTAACACCAGAGAACTTGTACTTCTTGTTTGGTGTTCCCAGATATTCTTCCACTATAAAGTTTTTAGGAAACTTTTTCAACAAAAACTTTTCTTGTTGTTCTACTTGTTCGAATGTATTCCAAGCGCTTGCAATCACTCTTATATCAAAATCATCGTACTGCTTTTCATCTCGACCAAAACTTATGCTTTCCTCTCTCGAGAATCGCTTCATCACATCGCCATACTTTGTCATACCAAATTTGTAGAATTTTTTCTTTGTCTCCTTGTGGGTGAACTCTACTAAATAAACCTTCATAAAAAAACCCCTCGCGTGAGCGAAGGGTTTTCTGAAGCTTACTTAGTGGTCATCTTAGCAACTTTTACACCGCGCTTGTTGGTGCTTTTTGCATAAGCTGATTTTCCAGACTTAGTAGTGACCGTATCAATTACATGACCGTTCGTCCGTAGCTCATGTACTCGAGCCGAGAGATTAGTAACGCCAAATCTCGAACGTGCCTGTGCTACAGTCAGTTCTTTACCACTATCCAAATATTTAATAATTTTTTCATGTTGAGTCATATTCTCTCCTTAAAATTCACTTCATTTAATAACAGGGTCTCCATCTCTTAAAACTAGGTTTGCGGCTAAGAAGTCGAGACGTTTAGATGAGGTTGTTTGTATGACCTCATCCTGGAGCTGCTGCAACGTACGCCTGTGTTGAAGATGCCCTAGTAAGAGGAGCATTGCACTCCTCTTATCTTCAAGACTTTCTGCAGCCCACACTTTCTTAGCAAAGGCAGATAAATCGTTCATCCTACACCTCACTGTATATGAGATTCGGTGAACAGTCAACAATTATTTCGATGCTGACTGTAGCTTGATGTTATCGAAAAACTCCTGCTTAACACTACTATTGTGGAACAAACCATGCATACATGACGTCTGAGTCATTGATGAATGAGCCATAACACCTCGGTTATCCATACATCCGTGCGTAGCTTCAATATACACTGCAACGTTTTCAGTATCAGTAGACTTCATAATTTCACGAGCAATCTGATTGACCAACTCTTCTTGCAGCTGACCACGACGAGCACACCACTGAGCCAGACGAACATACTTCGAAAGACCAATCACACGCCCCGTAGGAATAATGCCAATATAACATACACCCTTAACAGGCTGATGGTGATGAGAGCACATAGAACGAATCTCTGCGCGAACAACCAACATACCTTCAAAACGATTCTCACCTTCGTTAGGGAATGACGTAACATCTGGCTTAGGTTCATACCGACCGGACATCAACTCATAAACATACATCTTTGCCAGACGCTTTGCAGTATCAGCAGAATTAGGATCATTGGCAGTATCAATGACCAGTGATTCCAAAACCCCTTGAAACTTATACTTCAGCTCCTCGACAAGCTGAGGAAGCTCTTCTTTGTTAACAAACTCAGAGATGTTGTCTGCTGCTTTGAACTGAGCACCAGCTTTTTGAATACGTTGTTTAATCAGGTTTGATACAGGGTTATACATTTCAGGCTTCATTAATTTTCCTCATGAACAAGACCAACAGCATACCAACCATCTTCTTTAATATTAGACCGAATGTCAATAGGAATTGATC